CTTCATCAATAATTACTTTCATTTTATCGAATCTTTGTTTCCACAATGGAGTTTCAATGCAATGATATAACCAATGGAAGCCAATTTCACGCTGCAAATTATTTGGAAACTCTACATAATTTTTTTTATCATTTCGTATTAAACCAGAAATCTCTTTTATTTGGCAATCAATTGGAAATTTATATTTTTGTTTTAACAAATTATACCTTTTTACAGATAAGTCATCATTTTGTACCTTTTCAATATCATCTATTTCATTTTTATTTAGCGTTACACACTTTTTTTTCTCTCTAATTTGGACTTTTTCTTCGGAAATTACAATTAATTGTATTAAACTCGAAAATGATTGATAAGATTGTTTATCAAGTTTTAAAAATGAATTCATTAATGAATGTAATTCCATATAATCTTCAGTAGCTATCTTAGTTAAAGCTTGCATTGCGCTACTATATTCTTTTACTTTTAGATAACGAAATATTTTTCTATACTTTTCAGGATAATCTAATAACCACTTTGGACACCTTCCTTTAAAAATAATAGAGGGTGTTTCCATAGTAAAGAATTTCCAATTAAGTTCAAGAGAAAGAGGGTGAGGAATAAATAGATAAAGATTTTTAACAATATGTCCAACTGATTTCCAATCGGAATAAATGGTTTTTTTTTTCTTTTTTACATAGGATTCGAAATAGGGATATTCCAAATAATAATAATCATAGTAGATTTTTTCTAACAGTGAAAATACCAAATCTTCGTATCCTGAATAATATAATTCATATGTCCAATAAAGTGCAGCATCCAGATTTTTATTAGACGATAAGCTAAGAATCAAACTTAGCTCAACTTCTTGTTTGATAAACAAATAACGCGTAAGGTTTAGCATAGTACTTAATTAATATTAATTTAAATATTAATAAAGAATAGTTTTAAAATCAATTTTATTTTCTTACTCCTATATATAATGAACCCTTGGCTTAAACATGTAAAAGAAGAGATGAAGAAAAACAAAGACATGAAATTCAAAGATGTCCTTAAGAAAGCAAAAAAGACCTACAAGAAAGTCGGTAAAGACATGAAAAAGAAACCTAAAACTATGAAAAAACGCAAGGGTATGAAAAAATCTAAAAAACATTAAATTTCCCCAATATGAAAAAATCTAAAAAACATTAAATTTATCCTATTTTTCCAATGAAGAATCAGATAAAATTAGTTTTTCAAATAAAGATAAAGTTTTCTCTACACCATTCCTCTCCTTAAAATTCGGTAAAATATTAGAAAATAATATTTCTTTAAATGAACGCAATCCATTATTCTCTTCATAATTATTTCCAAATAAATGGGGTAAAAATCGCAAATACATAATGGAAAGAGAATAAATATCCCATGTAAAAAATGATTCTTTAGAAATAAAAAAAGCAATTACTTGTTCTTTTGGAACATCTTTAAAATTATTAAAAAAATGAAAGCATTTGGCTTTATAATCATTAATAAAAGTTTCAGAAAGATTTTCAAAACCTTTGTTAGCATCTACTGAAGATTCAATAATGGATTGTATATCATCCCCTGTTAAAGAGGACACTTCGTTGTTAATTAAAAAATTAATGACATGCACTTCTAAAGGCCAAATATAATAACTAGGGGAATATGTATAAAAATAATTCTTAAGATTGTCAATAATTTGAGGATAATAAATTGAAATTCCAAAATCAATAATAAGAGGAATTTTTAATGTAGGGTCAAACAAAATATTTTCATTCTTTAAATCGAAATGACAAACTTCATTTCGTTTTAACAATTCCAAAGATTTACATAAATGAGAGAAACTATTCATAAATAATGAAGATTTTGATTGTTTAGAAATAGAATCAAAAAAATCTTCACTTTTGACATAAGGTAGCTTCATAAGTGTATAGGGAATTTGAGATGATGGTTTAATAATTTTACATTTCGAAAAAGAATTTGATGTTAATTCCTTTAATTCTAACGGACAATTACTTATAACAGGTACAAAAAAAGAAGAATAATCCGAAATTTGTTTTAATATATTTCCAATTTGTATTTCATTTTGGGCGTTAAAATTTTTTTTTTGTATCTTGGTAACATAACCAGTTTCATTAGACACTTTTCCTTCACAAGAAAATCCAGGATAATATACACACCCAAATCCTCCTTCTGCTAATAATGTCATACTTATTATAATTATATATTTTTTATGAATAGAAAGTAACGGTTTTTATAGGTTTTTTTAATCTTAGCTAAAATCATTTCCTTTTCAAAATCTACATACTTTAAAACTTGATTATCAAACTCTTCCTTGTGTTCATTACAAAATTTTTCAAACCCTACAGCTGGTTTCATTTGTTCCTTTTTGCTATTCCCTTCAATATGAAGGTCCATTAATTCCAAAAATTCATGATCACAACTTATATATTTCCTTCTTTTTTTTGGTTCTTGTTTCCCTACTTGTTTATTTCTATAATAATAACGACTACTTATGTATAATTTTTTATCAATATTTCCTTCATATCCCAAATCTAATAATCGTCTCTTTTCTGATTGTATTTGTTCCTCATTATCTATCAACCATTTGTCCCATGCTTCTTTAAATGTTTCACGATCATCAAATTGATGAACTTTTGAGAACTGATAAATAATTTGTATTGTTTCCTCAGCAAACTTGTAACGAAATATTTTCTGGTCGGTCATCTTTATTTTTGTATAATATCTAAGTATTTATATTATTTCAATTTTAACAAGAAATTGAAATAAATATTTTCTTCTTTATTAAATAATAAAATGGAAAATCAATATGAAAAGTCTTTATCTGAAAAGGAAAAGAAGGCTTTGCAGATAGCCAAAGATCATCTAGGATCATCATTTGATATAACAAAATCAAATGGATTTATAAAATATAAAACTAAAAAATAATTATTTCCTCTTTCTTGTCTTTTTCCTTTTATTACCTCCTCTAAAACCTTTTTTTTTTCCCGTAAAGTTTTTCATTTTCTCTTTCATATTATTGGTTCCCGTAAAGTTTTTCATTTTCTCTTTCATATTATTGGTTCCTGTAAAGTTTTTCATTTTCTCTCTTGTTTCGTTGTTTATTCCTTCCCTGACTTTGGTATCAAGTTTATCAGATAAATTACTAACTCTTTTTATAATTCCTTGGGCTTTTCTTTTGTCTTCTATAAATTCATTAGTAGCATTTTCTGCGTAGGGTAATATTTCCTTAATAATCTTTGCATATAAAGCAGCACTTTTATAAAAATTATCGCTTCCAGTCTTAGCAATTGACATGATCGAATTAAAAGCCCTACCAATAGCAATACATAAATTGACTAATCCTCCTAAAAATGGCACATTTCCTACAGCGGCTCCGATCATATCAAAACCTACTTTAACAACACCACCAGCACCTTCACTAGCCATTTTTCTAGCAGCCATGATTGAATTTTGCATACTCTCCTCTAATTTAGGTTGGGCAGCATTTAATACTTCTTGTGCCAATTCAGCCAAATGGTCTGCAATAGACTGTAATAACTCTTGGGTTTCAGGATCTCGAGCAACTTCGGCAATGATCTGCGACATAATGTATAATTTTTCTTTGGCTTCTTCTGTTAATTGTGATACACTTTGATTACGAATATCTCCACCAAATATCCAATCCATTCCACTTGTAATCACATTGTTAGTAACACTTGCACTTCCACGAATGAGGTTTTTTGAAAAATTAGTTGCTATTCCTAATGCACCTTGAAGACTTTCTTGACCTACTTGATTAGCAGCCTCCATTAATTGATTATAATTTTTTTCTTGATGAATAGGTTTATTTTTTCTGAATCCTTTTTTCATATTTATATACTCTTTAGATTTTTAAAATTTTTAAAAGTCATAGTTTTTTTAGCATCAGAAACTTCTTCCTTTAAAAGTTTAAACTCATTCAATTGTCCAATATACTTATACTTATTAATTTTCTCTTTCACTAAATTCATTTTACTTGTTTTTCTATTATATTTTTTGAAAGAAGCATATATTTCATTTTTAACCTCTTTCTCAATTTCCTTTTTATCTATTTCCAACTGTTTATCTTTTGAATTTTTGATTTCATCTTCCATTACAACAAATAAAGAAGAACAGTGAAATTGTTTGCAATATTTTCGACCTGCTGTTTCTAAATAGCGGTAAGGAACCTCTCGACGGTCTGAATAAAATTCAAATGCATTTTCATCGCTGTTATATTTCATAAATATATAGCCATTTGGGGTATGTTCAAAAATGACATTATTTTTAAATTCCTTAGCTTTTTCATCTGAAATTTCACCGTCCTGTTTAACTAATGGATATCTTTTGTGATATGGAATTTCGGGTATTTTATCAATTATATTTTCACTAGTTTCAATAGGATAAAAAAAATTGAAAGCTAATAGGGATATATATACACTAATCAAAATAGAACAGCCCTTTAAATAAATCCAAGAAATATTGTAATAATGAATCATATATGAAAATACCCAGTTAATTGTTTATATTTTTTTATTTTATATCTTTTAATCTTTTTTTAAATAAATCTTTTACTTCGTTTTGTAAATCCGCTACTTTAATTCGTTGATATGACTTGTTTTTATTATCTGGGTGCATACAAACTAAATACATGTCGGTAACTTGTTTCCCATATTTTTCTTCTATAATTGCTTTATATGTATTCAGTTGTAGGCAATAATGCCAATAATTTGTATCAGGTAGATGGTCTATACAAGCTATATGAGAATATTTATTAAATGCTGGTGCCTTTGCAATCTCTTTACATCGCTTCCAGTCATATATTTGTAATGTGCCATCAGGATTTTCAAAAATCATATCAATAGAACCAGCAATCTTTAGTTCTTCATGAAATACAGTCCATTCGGTACGATATGCTTTTAACATAGGATAATCTTTTACAAATTGTTGAAAATATTGATATTCTATAGAATTATTTTTGACTTCCATTTGATTGTAAAAATATTCTATATCCAAATGCATTTTTGTCCCCGCCTCTGCTGCTTGATCACGATTTTGTTCCCACAATTGTTTAATTTCATCAGATGTTTTTCCATAATATTTATTGTTTGGCCAATTTTTTGAAGACATCATTTTATCTATTATTGCATCTGCATCAAAATGCTCAAAGTGGCTATGATTCCATGTGGTACATGAAATATAGCCTTCACAAGAACCGTCAATATGATAAATATGAGGTCCTTCGTCGAAAACTATTCGTGAATCGCGTTGGTGAGGATGTAGATTTTTTAAAGTATCCATATTAATCTTCTTTAAAAAATCTTTATTATATATCAATTTTTTGATTTATACTTTATTAAATAATTTAAAGTAATATAAGGATTTGTAATTGGAAGAATAACTTCTTCTCCTGAAACATCTGTACTTCCACTTAAATGAGTATTTGTAGGCCCAGTAGTATTTGGTGGTGCATAATCTTGAGAATTTTGTACTAATAATGGTTCTCTATAATTTCCACCCTTGACCGGATAATTATTAACACCCCCAAATGCCCAATAAGTAACATATGCCACAGGTTTTACTCCATATATATAATTTGTTACCTGATCAAATTCATGAGTATGGTCAGCTATAGATCCTGAGATAGAATGTGAATGAGCTGGCATGTTTTCCTCATTTATCGATATTCCCTCATTAAAAGTCGAGTCTGTTCCATATAGATTACTAGGTAAATCATTAGTGTTCATTACTATTGTTTTATCGGACAAATCAGGAACCCTAAAATAATCTTTACTTTCTGTAATCTCTTCCCGCCCATAATCGTAGCCTATTACATCGAAAAGATCCATATATTCATTATCAGAAGGGTCATATCCTGTCCCATCACAAACTAAATATTCATCTAGTACAGAAGGAAGTAGGGTTATTGCTGGCCATATTATTACTAATCCAATCTGGGGATCAATATTATTATAAGGTTGAAATACTTGACTAAGATCAACAAACTTTCCAGAAGAATTCATTACATTGTAACTTGTGTCTAAGATGGAAATATTAGTTGTTTTTTTGGCGAATATATCATTTAGGTCTGAATCCCTAACTTTAATATCTGTTTTCTCTGCCTTTTCCCCATTAATATATGGCACAAATATATTACTTAAATCAGTACCGTTTACTTGATAGTGAGTAGTATTATCTGAATTTGCTGTTTCCCAAGTCGAATTAGATGAAGCCATATATATATAAATACTAATAATATATATGACAATTGAAGACAAATTAATGATAATAGAAAATTATAATTGCGAGGATCCTTTTATTTATATAGAAGAAGATAATTTAGATAAAGAAATATGTATTGAAATAATGAAAAAGTTTGATGAAAGTAATAAAGTTTATGAAGGAATGATTGGGAGTGGAGTAGATAAAAATATAAAAAATACAACAGATTTGAAAATCACAGGAGTAAAAGAATGGGAAAACTATGATAATTTATTATTTAAAACAATAAATAAAGGAATTCATAAATATTATGAAAATTTATCAAATAAAATTTTTCCTAACTTCAATTTTTTTAACATTAAATCTTTAAAAGATACAGGATATCAAATTCAAAAATATGACAAAAATAATGGAATTTATCAATGGCACAACGATTATACAATTTTAAATTCAAAATCTTCTAGAATTTTGACATTTATTTGGTATTTAAATGATGTAGATGAGGGAGGAGAAACATGTTTCATTTTTGGAAAGATAAAACCTAAACAAGGCAAACTCTTAATTTTTCCATCAACATGGAACTATCCTCACAAGGGGAATATTCCTGTTTCTAATGATAAATATATAATAACAGGATGGATATACTCATCTATTTAGCTTTAATAATATAATTTAAAACAATGTACTTGAATGTAGTATTAATTTGTATTGGAGTAATCAAATTTCCACAACTGTCAATTGACCCAACAAATGGTGCGTCATTATTTTTTAATGTAACTCCAGAGGCTTTTGTCAGGAAAGAGGCATAATTTCCATAATAAGCGCCCGAGGATGCTCCTCCTGTGTTCCAATTATTATTTTGATTAAATGTACGGAATTGAAGGCCAGTTATATCATGAGTATGTTCGCTTGTAATTGTGCTTACTGTGTGACTATGAACTGGATTATTATTATAATCATTATAAAAACTTCCATCCATCTGATTAATATTTTGGCTAGACTCAATTCCAATAGGCATCCTTGAAACCAAATTAGGAAGTCCAAACAATTCATTATTACTACAGTCAGACCCAAATGTGTATTTTAGAACATTAAACAGTAATTCATAAACTTCATTATTAACCAATCTCCCATCACATAGTAAATAATCAGAGGGAAGATTATCCTTTTCCCCCGCATATAAAAAAATGGAACCAATAGCAGGCATATAAATTAAGAAGCTATAATATAATATCTCATATTTATGGAATAAGGCTGGATATTAAATGACATTCCACTTCCGGATTTATCTAAATCTCCAGTTATATTATTATTGGAAGGATTATTGGAAATATCAATATATCCTTCTTCCTGTAATTCTGTAAGTGTTTTATTCAGAAATGTAGTTCCCGCATTGGTAAAATAAGGGTGGTTACCTCCGTCTTTGCCGGGCCTCGCAACTGAATAAGGTATACCTGGATCTGGATATTCCCAATAAGTACTCGGTTCATCTCCTGGAATTGAATGAGTATGTGACAGACTTAAACTACCAATCTCGTGTGTATGACCAACGAGTTGAGCTTCATTTAAACTTATGTCGATATTTCCAGAAATATCTCCAAGAGCCCCAGATATATCCATAGCTCCATCTCCAGGCATTAAACCTACCCCAGCTCCAGATATATCAGCTAGATTCAAATTAGGAACACGAAAGTGAGTGGTTCCATTACCACCATAGGTATTACCAATAACATTAAATAAATCACTATACTGAGTTTTATTATAGCGTTTTCCGTCACATAATAATAAATTAGTAGCAGTTGGAGGTAATACTGCTGAATGTGATATAATGACTCCAACAGGAATATTAAAAGAATTCATTTAATTTATAAAGAGAAATAAACTAAAATTGTTGTAATAATGTTTTTATTTCCTGGTTTTCCTTTTTCAATACTTGGATTTCTTTTATTAAAATACCAATAATTGCATTGTAATTGATTGTTTGTAATGATTCACCATCCTTTTCCCCACTAACTAAAAAATCATAAATACTTTGCAATTCATGTGCAATTAACCCAATGTCATTTTTCCCTGATAATTTATTTTTAAAAGAAACAGGTCTTAGTTTATCAACAGAATATGTCTCATCCAACTCTTTTATTTCTTCTTTAATTCGATAATCTGAAGTAGCATTAAATGTATTTGAAGTTGTAATTCCTGATACAGTTATATCACCTGATACAGTTATATCACCTGAAACAGTTATTTCATCAGCTTCTATGAAATTAGCGGAAATATCAGTGACATTCAAATTTCCGGAAATGATTGCATTATTCGATACAGATAATCCTGGGGTATCAGTAGAATCATTAGTGCACATCAGAACTCCCATTATTTCGGCATCACTGGTTACTTCTAATCCTGTTCCAGTACCAGAACATAACAACATTCCATCTATTTCAACATTTTCATTGAAAGAAGCATCATTCATAACTACTAATTTATCTCCTAAGGTAGTTTCATCCGTTACAGTTAATTTTCCAGTTATATCAACATCACCAGTTATATCAACATTACCTAATAAATTTAAACTTCCATCTACATCTAAATTTCCACCAATAAATACATTTTTG